TGCTGTAGCATCGATCGTAATATCACCAGACGATGTTGATATAGTAACTGCGGCATCACCAACAGTTAAATTATCACAAGGCAGTGAATCAGCTGAAGCTGCGGCAAAAGCTAATGTTCCACTACCGTCAGTTTTTAAAAACTGTCCATCACTTCCATCAGCAGTTGGCATATTAAATGTTGTGCCACCAGACTTCATGATTATTTTACTACCGTCTGATGCAATACTCTCGTTTGCATCGTGTAACTGTAATGTTGGTGTGCCACCAGAATCTGTTAATAGTAACCCAGTATCATGTACATGAGTCAAAGCTATTTCATCATTCGCACCAAAAGATAGTATCGCACCATCGTGTTGTAGTTCTAGGTCTTGTGTAAGAGTTACATCTCCATCTGATCCTATCGCTATCGCATCCACATCAGAGGCTGAACCAATTTGTCCACCATCTGCTACAGTAATGCCCGCTGAATGTACATCTCTTTGACTAAAAGTTACTACTCCGTCTGCCGCTATCGCTAATGAATCAGTATCACTAGTATGTCCAATATTGGTGCCATTGATAATTATATTATCTACAGTAAGTGTAGTAAGAGTGCCTAATGACGTTATATTAGTTTGAGCTGCGGTAGTTAAGGTAACATCTGCAATATATGTTTTGACTCTAGACATTGCAGATTTTTTCTCAGTACCATTTGCTCCATCATCAACAATAATAAGATCAGCATCTACTAAATCAGCTCCTATATCTGAAGCACCGTCTATATCTAACGCACCTATATCTACTTTGTTTGCTGTAGATATTGTCGCTAACTTAGTATCAACAATTGCAGCACTTGACGCTACACTTGCGTTAACTACAGCATTAGCAGCTAATTGGTCAGCCCCTATAGCATCGTCTGCCATTAAATCAATTGTTATTTGGTCATTAGCAATGTGAGCTGTATCTATACTGCCATCGGTATAGTGTTCTGAATTAATAGCGTTATCTGCTATTTTAGCACCTGTAATTGCATCGGCAGCTATTTTAGCTGTGGTTACTTGTAAATCTGCGATATGAGCTGTATCTATTGAACCATCTGTATAATGCTCTGAGTTAATAGCGTCATCTGCTATTTTAGCTCCTGTTACAGCATCCGCATTAATCATAGCTGTTTCTACAGCATTATTAGCAATTGTTATAGCACCACTTGAAGCAATAGTTACATCTCCACTTACTGCTACTTCTTCATAACTTGTGCCATCGGCTACTAATATTTTAGCAGAAGTAACATCAGGCATAATAAATTTAGCGGGTAATGTTAAATTGTTACTAGCATCTAATACTGTAGATTTACTAGCTGGTAAACAACAAAATACTTCTTTAGCTCCTGCTGAAAAATCTACAGCACTGTCGCTGTTAGAACTTGATATAATTGTGGTACGAGCTAATGTTGAGCTATCCGATGCTAAAGTACCTAATCCAACTTCAAATTCAGCATTTAAAACAATACAGTAATATGTTGTGTTACTGTTACCAATACCTGCTGCGAATGTTTCAAATCCAGAAACAGCACCGCCTAATGTGACTGTACCAGTACCTGTTGTCGTGGTTGATTCTTTTACACGGTCGTTGATTACTAAGGCCATGTATTACTCCTATGCTATTCGTATAATTGCTGCAGAGGATGAAAAAGCTGGAAATTGAACAGTAAAAGTTCCCGCAGTCGCAGTCTTATCACCACCAAAATTTAATACACATACTGCTGGATCACCTGACTGAGTATCATTGTAAATTAAAGCTCCTCTTGCAGTTAAAGTAACACCTGTAAAAGATAAATCAGCAAAGTCGACTAAGGCAGTATCTGAAGATATTGAAGTACCTCCATTGGTTAGTGCACTACCACCAGATGCGTATTGACCAGTGGCCGATACTTGGTTATCTGTAGTAAACGATGTAGTTGATTTGCCTAATGTTGCACTACTGGTGTAAAGTGATAATTTAAAACTATTACCACCACTTTGTTTAAAATTGTGTGTACCTTCTAATAATTCTTTTTTGAACGAATTACATATTGCATTAGTTGTTATTGCCATTATCCTACTCCCTTAACATTTGGTGAAATTGATGGAACGGGTATTCTTGGTTCACCATCTGTATATTGCCCACGTTTTCTATGTCCCATCTGTTGCATAGCAAATTGCTGTACCTCTTCATTGTACTTACCTTTGTATAAGTTGTACATATCAGCAGGCCCTTTTAAGTAGCTAAAACATTCAGTTAGCACACCGTGTAAAAGCAACGATTCTTGATTGGTTGACAAAAAGGTGGTGGTTGAGCTGTTAAAATGTGGTGGATCGATGACATAGTTAATCTGTACAGTCAAAGCACTGGATGGCACAGGTGCTAATACAAGAGTGCTGTCATCCCAATTAGCGTAATACTTTGGCACACCTGTTGCATCTGTTGAATTAAATTCTGATATAAAGCTAGTGTCTCTTTTCTCTAAAAAAATACGAGTGCTACTGCTATTAACCTGAATAGATCGTATATACATCAATTCTTCAGGCATAGTTAAAAATCGTTGTGATGCCACACATGAAGATGTTTTGTAAGCTCGTAAATCATCATAATCAACTTTACCCGCAATATCTAACTCTGTGTTACGAATAAACTGATCAATTAAAGTATCAGATAACACATTAGAATCTACTTCAGTGTAGTTTCTTACTTGTGTTAAAAAGTTAGCATGTGTAATAGTCATGATATACTAATAGTTACCTCTCCAGTGCTAGATGTCATTTCAAACGATTCTAAAGATGTGCCTAATATATTATCACTTGCACTAGGCAACATGCTAGAATTATTAAAACCATTATTAACATAAATAACAAAAGCCTCATTATCGTCTTTGGGTCTAGGTCTTGGGTTTTGTAAAGCTATAGCATCTGCTTTATGATGTTTTCTTCTAATTTGAGGGTGTTTAGGTTCGTATTCAGATTTATGCACAAAGGCACCATTCCATTCTTTTACCATTTCTTTATACGGAAATTCCATACCTGATCTATCAGATATTGCTTTAGCATATTTTCCACGAGCATAAGCCATAATTAACTCCCTGATGGATAGTAACTTTGTGGTGTTATATACACCGAAGTTCTTTGTCCATCCTCGTCTAAGGCTCTTTTTAATTCATCTTCGTAAATCATTTTATTTTGTTGTACCAATTGTGGGTTAACTTTCATACTTAAATAATAAGCAAGCCCCGCGACCATACAAGGTATAAATCTAAAAGCTATATCTGCTTGATTAGTGTAAGCTCCAGCATCTTCAATACGTTTTACAATGTAATATTTTAAATGCGTATAAGTGCTTGCATTTGGTGTTTGATACAAAGTAATTGTAGGTGTGGTTTGACGATCTACATAATACTCAGAGGGTTGACCTGTTGCACCTTTATTGTTTTTTGACGCATAATCACTTCTTGATATTTTAGTTAAAGCTATATCACTAGTTGAACTAGTTGTGCCACTTGAACTACTGATATAGGCTTCTAAAACGTCACTAGTATTAGAAGGAGCCGTGTAAGTTGCAGTCCCTGATGTTAATTCTTGAGTGTTTAAAGACACCTTCCAAAGATGTACACCACGGTTGCTCCATTCAGAAAATAAAATATTTAAACTACGTCTAGCAGATTTTAAATCACGCCCACTGTTAGTTCTGACAGCACAACGTTCATACGCTTCTTCAATGATGTCATCGATATCTAAATCAAACGCTGTTGTGCCTGAAGTAGCCATTTAGTCTCCTTAAAAAGTACCTTTAAATTTTGTGCCTTGCACTGCCACGCCACCGCCTCTACTGTATTTTTTTGTAGATTTTATTCCTGTTACTCTTTCTATAGCACCATCCATTGCTTTCACTAAATCATTGGCCCCCTTTATAGCACGCCCTCTCTTACTTAAAGGTGGAGCTAATGTTCGTGTAGCTTTTAAATCAATACTAACTTTTTTCTTTGGTACTGGGTTTTTTGTAGCTTTTAAATCAATATTAACTTTTTTCTTTGGTACTGGGTTCTTTGTAGCTTTTAAATCAATTTTTTTCTTGTTAAATAATAATCCAGTAGGTTCTTTTATTGCGTACTTTAACATTTCTCCTTCTTTTCTATCTCTATTTCTATGAGATTTTACAGATTTAACATAAGCTTTCCTGTAAATAGTTCTGAGCTCTTTTCTTCTTTTTGTTGCAAATTTTTTATCTAATGCTTTATCTACACCTTTTAAAGTTTTACCTCCAACTTGAACAGCTTTACCAATAGGCAATAAACTGAGTCCTGTAAGCACTTTTTTTGCAACCGCCTTTCTACTTTTAGGATCTTTTTTACCTTGTTTTATCTCACGCTTTAACTCTTTAGCTAAAGTTGATTCTTTCTGTTTCTTTAATATATCTCTAGCCATGTCAACTCCTAAGTAATTTTAGTTGGTTTCTTTCTAGCCATACCACAACCTCTTGCTTGTACCATGGTGCCCTTTTTAGCATAACCCATACGGTTTCTTACCTTTTCTGGTAATTGACCTAAACTTTTTTGTTGTTCTGGTGCTACTGGTTTTAAATTAGTCATACCACCATCTTTACGTTGACCAAATTTTTGACCTGCTAAATTTCTAAATTTTGAAGGGCGTAGTGGTTTTTTCTTTTTTGTTACTGTTTTTGTAGTTGCTACAGGATTTTTAGATTTAGTAGTATCACGTTTACCTTTAATAATTGTACCCGCACCAATTGACTTATCTTCAACTCTGTCTTTTGGAGGTCCTTTGCCTTCTTGTTTTTTAATGGCTTTGTATTTTTTACCACCAAAAGTAAAGGTGCTTCCAGGCTTTGTATCATAAGCTAGTTTAAAAGCTCTTCCAAAAGCACTTAATTTTTTACCTCTTTTTGTACCTTGAGGTCCTTTATCTAATATATCTGGTCCAAATTTTAAAGCCATAATGTTCTCCTAGTATTCTATCAATCCACCATAATATTTTTTATCGATAGTTCTTACCATAGTTGGTTTACCACCGACACCTTGAGCTTTTGCTCTTTTTCTACGAACAGCACTAGCCTTTTGGCTTTTACTCATACCAGCAGCTTTTGAAGCTGGTACACATTTTGGATACTTACGTTTAGAGCCTTTTGCACTTTTACGTCCACACTTTTTGTATCCACCACCTTTTTTTGGAGAACCGATATCTACCCAATTCTCACTAAACCATTTTTTAAGTCCACTTGCCATTAGACTAAGCCTTTGTAATATGCCTTAGCTGATGGGTTACTTACGGTCATACCATCTATATCCATTTCTATAGCAGAACCTAATGTATCACCTGCTTCAACAAAGGTACCTTCTTTAGCTGGTTTTGGACCTCTAAAATCTTTTCGTTTTACACCACTAGGGCCTTTAACTTTACCTGCACACACTTTACTTGCATACGCATTGGCATAAGCACTAGGATAAACATCAAATTTAGCTTTAGCAGCCGCTTTGCCCCTTGGGCATAACTTTTGCCCTTTCTTTTTAGCCATATATTTCTCCTGTTTATTAGTAAATATTAACAGTTTTCAACAATGCTATCTAGACCTAGCTTTTTTCTTTTTTTTCTTTTTTTTCTTTTTTTTCATAGGTGGCTTTGATATTTGTTTTGCCATTTGTGCTCTTGTTATTGACATCTACTGTACCTCACTTTGCCATAATCATCTCTTTCCGCAAGTAAATACTCACTTCTATTTCTATCACCCACATACGACACATGTACCCAGCCAGAGTTAATTTCGTCAGGGTTATGAAACTCAAGAATAACTTGATCAAAATCTAAGTTATCGTTAATAAAATCTGCTAATTCTTTGTTGGAAACACCCGCTATCTCTATATCAGCAGCTTGACCTTTGCAATGCTGTGATCTAGATGAAGAACCAATTTGCATACTTACTTGAGGTGAACGATACCCAGAACTTATCATGACGGGTTTTTGGAAATAATCTCTTACAGGTTGTAAAATATTATCGCAAAGTTTTTGTAAGCTATCGATGTGCTCCTTGTCGGGATTGTTATTAAAACCACATCGTTCAGCTGTTTGCGATTTAGTTAATTCTGCAAGAGAAAAATTATCAGTCAGCTTCATACAAAAATAATTAAAAGTAATAAAACAACTATAATTATATCCCTTACTTTACAACTTTCACAAGTCCAACTATCTTTATATTTAGTCCACAACTTGTTTGTAGCTTTAAATAATTTTGTTAACATTTCCATCTTCTCCTCGCCTGACATATACGTTTATTAGGCGTTTTACGACAATTAATATTGTGCATCCTAGCTTGACCTGCACTTCTTGAGCAATAAGACTTACGCCTTTTTGCAGATTTACTACCCTTTTTAACATCACCTGTCACGGCTGTTTTTAATTTACTTCCTGGATTCATACGACGATAAGCTTTAACACCTGCTTGCGTCATACCCGCACCAGATTTAGTAGATCTGTAATTTTTTTTATTACGAGAAGGCATACCGCCTTTAGAAAAACCTACTAGATCATTGGTATATTGTTCTACACTAATTTCCATAATTAATCGTAGTTTTTAATAAACTCTGCAATGACTGTGTAAGTATTACCTGAATCAGCTGCACCTGGCACAACAAAGTTAACATCACTTTGATTTGAGTTAGATGAAGTGTTAGCAGGAATACCACCAAATTCTCTTAAATCCCAATAGCCTGAATCAACTAATGTTGCAATAGGAATATCACCATCTGAGTCTTCAAAGTCTAGTCTAGCAAAAGAATCACCACCATCACCATTAGCACAAGACCACCATATTCTTTGTGGGCTTACTGTTGTGACGGATTGTCCATTTTTGTTAGCTGCTAATGCAGAGACATCTGCAAAGACTGTGGTACTACCTGAACCATCTGATTGATTGACTATTTTAATTACTACTCTCTTATCGTTTTGTTGTAAGATTGTAGGTCCTGTTACTGTATCTGCCATGTTTCCCTCCTTAATTAAGAAACTAAAATAGTGCCTCCGAAGAGGCACTTAAATCATATTACGCTGCGTAACCTTTAAGTTCAATTAATAATTTACCAGCGGTGTAGTCTCCATCTGTTGCAGCACCAGTTGTTAAATATAAGAACGAATCAGCAGCAGGTACGGCTGTAAAGTATACTTTACTACCTAAAGTTGCATCACCAGCGTTAACTAATAATGTTTCAGTTAAGTCGCCAATGGCTCCGTCTTCAACCCCTGTACCCTCTGTCGCAGAGTGCACATTGATATCTGGATCACCACCAGTTGGTGCTTCAAAACATTCCATACTACCTGTTAGGATAGTACCGTTTGTTGCCGCAACAATCTGACCAATATGACAAACTAAAGATGTTCCATCAACACCAATAATGTCACCAGAACCTGTTGATCTTAAACCTGTTAAATCTATTAAAATTTGTGTTGTGATAATACCACCTTCTCTAATAACAGAACTTCTGTAAACAGTTCCAGTACCTGTGGTGATACCAGTACCAGCTTCTACTGACATTGTGTTGGCATCTAATGATGCTACACCAGTTGAGCTAATACTTGCTTGTGTTGTTCCGTCATCTTTAGCAGATACGACTGTAAAGCCGCCTACTGATCTGACTGGACCACTAAATGTTGAATTACTCATAGCCATCTCCTAAATTAAAGAATACAGTTTTTAGGTAAATCGACTATACGCGTCTGTATTCAAGTTATTTGTATAGTAGCTTTATTATACCCAAAAAAAAGGGGACTCGAAAGTCCCCTTAATCTTCCCTCCAAATTACTACTTACGCAGCACCAGGAGAACCGAATATTCCTCTAGGATCAGAGAACCCAAATGAATATCTTTCTCTTGCTTTAAATCTTACATTACCTGTATCGAAGTCACCTTCCATAGCAGTTTTGATTGGTGCTCTAACGAATTGTTTCATTCCGTTAGGTGCATCAGTCATAATGAAGAAAGCATCAGTATCAGTTAAGTAATGATTAACTCTGTAGCCTTGTGGGATCATACCCATTGAAGCCATAGCATTAATATCATTATCTGATGTACCGACACGCTGAGGTGTTTTCAATATTCTTTCCGCTGTGAACTGAAGTTCTTTTGGAATGATTAATTTAGCACCTTGTAAAGCAACTTTAAGACCTCTTTCATCAACAAATGCAGCGATATCAATTAATGATTGCTCCATAGATGTTTCTGAAAGGTCAGCAGCTGTTGACAACTCGTTAGCAAATGTACCGCCGTTTGTTAGAGGGTGTACAGCTGAACATAGTTCAACTCCGTCACCGCCTGTGAAACTTGAGTTAAAAGCATTGTTAAGCACGTTTGCAGCTTTCACTTGTTTAGTGTTAGCCATAGAACGAGCCAATGCTCTTGTGTAACGACCTGCTAATCTGTCGTATAAATTATCCTCAATTGCTTCTTCTGTAATAGCAAAAGCCATTGCGATAGTTTCATGTGTATATCTTGCTGTATAACCTTCTTGTGCAGTATCAAAAGATACACCCTCACCTTCAGATTTTACAGGAGCCGCTCCGAAACCAGACAAGATAACTTCTTCTTCAAAGGCTCTGTCAGAGCTTTCTGAATCAAAAATTTCAGCATGTTCGTTTTCATAACGGTTGTATTCTAGTCCAAAAAGAGCGTTAAGCCCAGGCTCTAACTCTTTGACTAGTTGTGATCTTGAAATAGCCATAGTTTCCTCCTAAGCTAACCCAGCCCCTTTTTGGCCGAATATGTGGTTTTGAATAATCACTCGCACATTGGTTGCATCACTACCGACATCACTATTGTTAGGGTCTCTTGAAACATCGACCGCTTTAATAGGTAAGCCAGCAGTTGTTGCACCAGTAGTTACATCTAATTCAGCACCAGATATACCAGTTGTTGTGCTTCCAGCTGATGTATAAACGATATCAAAGTTACCGAATAAGTCAGCTATAGGGAAAGCAGCATCTGCTTGAATTTCGAAAATAACCATTGGGTCATCAATAATAAATGCGTCAATATCTGAAGCATTTGTGCTCGCGGGATAAAAATTGGAAAAAGTTTCTTTTCCAGTGGATGGGTCCGTGTAGCGACACCCGTTAAAAACACCCACAATAGGAACTGTACCGCCATCGGCATGTACTTCAACTGTTCCGCCAGTGACTTGCATTACCATGTCACCTTTGAAAATTGCTGTTCCGTAGTTTGCAGCTATTCTGTAACGAGTTTGTCCACCAGTGTAGGGTGTTCCACCTACTCTGCCTACTGGACGCATACCAAATGCAGCATCTTGGTTTGCCATAATTAAACTCCATTAAAATAGTTAAACAAATGTGGTTACAAAAGCTAAAAAATTAAGACTTTCTGTTACCACCAAAAGTTACACGAGACTGTCTGTCGATATTTACAGGCATCTCTGGTCGTTGTTCCTTTAAAATGTCGTTGTCAACTGCTTTAACTTGGTCAGAAGTAATATCTCTAAAATACTTCTTGCGTTGTTCGACTATTTCTTCAGGTATCCTTGCCAACACAAGGCCACCAACTCCGATTAGCCCCTGATATTTGCCTTCATGAATAACTGGATAGTCATGGTCACCGATTTCATTCTTCACTTCTTCAGATCGAACAAATTCCCAACCTTCTCTAAGTTTTTTGGAAACATTACCTGTATCCATAAAACCAGCACTTTCTACCCTTATCCATCTATGAGCATAACCTTGCGGTGCTCGGGGTGCATCTAAACTTGACGGTGGAGCCCAAGGTTTGTTACGAGTTTCTACACTCTCCTTTGAGCTGCGTGAGGTTCTTTTCTTTACTTTATCTGTCATATCGTTACTCCTTCACGAATTTAGCGTATTCTTCTAGTGGCACCCCTAATTTTTTAGCTATTGCTACTTGTGAACGGGTGAGTTTCACGGTTTTGCGTCCTTGCTGTTTACGCCCCGCTGAGGCAACAGTTTGAACGGGTTTCTTTTCTTCAACTTTTTCAGTTGTAAACTTCGTAGGGAAATATTCCCTCATCTGTTTATTAATTTCATTGTAATAGTCATCGGACTCTGAGTCAAACCCCTGCCCAACTAAATCTTCATGAATACCAAAGGCGGCATTAGTCATAGCTTTGTCATTACCAAACCATGTGTTTTCTTCTGCCCATTCTTGAGCTCGTGGACTAGCTGGTGTTGGATTAACTTCTTGAGGAACTTCTTGAGTTGGTTGAGCCACTTCAGATTCTCTTTCTTTCTGCAATCTTTCTGTGTCAGCTAATTTAACTCTTGCTTTTTCTTTCTGTACAGCTAACTGAGCTAGTTCGTCGTTAGCCTCTACAATTTTAACAGAGTCTCCAGCATCAATAGCGTCTTGTAACTTAATTCTAACTTGTTCCTTTTGAGCGTCAACTCTAGCATCAAATTCTTTTGCATAGCCTGTATCGGCAAGTATAGAATTTTTTTCTATATCTGAATATTTTCTTTGTAAACCTTTTGCGTAATCTATAGCAGCTTTTTCTTTTCTTTCAGCTTCTCTCATTCTGCGAGTTAGCTTATCAATTCTTTTTTGCGTTTTTTCAGAAGCGACTTGAAGATTGTCTTCAGGTTGAGATTCTTCTTTAACTTCCTCAACAATTTCAGATTTAGTATCTTCTTTTATGGGGTCTTTGTAACCTAAATCAACTTCACCTACCGCATCCTTGACGGACTCAGATTCTTGTTCAACAGGGTCTACCTGTACGCTTTCTTCTTCGATACCATCAGTATCTAATTCAATTTCTTGCTGTTGTACTTCCGACATATTTTACTCCTAAAATAGTGCGAGG